ATTTATTGCCTCCTTAAAAAAGAACTCATCCACACTTGTCAAAGTCGGCAAGCCTGCCGCCATTTGGAAGCGTTTCTTTAAGGAGTCAAATGTTGTGGTTCTTGCCATTATTGAACATTAGCGATAGTTGGGCTAATAGGTTGTCCGCCCGCTTGAATGTTGTGCCTTCTGAATTGTGATGGTGTGCGATATTGCAAAATGTCGTTCCTGTATTGCCGACTTTGCTCTCGCACTAAATTAATTTCCTGAGCCAGCATAGCTTCTGAGTTTTGTTCTTCTGCAAATGCTTTCTCAGTCTGTCCATCCCCTCGCAAAAATCCTGCATATGCGGAATGTGCCAGGTAATCGAAAAAGAAGTTTGGCACATTTTGCTCGTCCCCAGCTTCATCACCATAATAACCAGTAGTTGCTGATCCTGAGTTAATTTCGCCCCGCAAATCTTTGCGGTAAGTTATGTAAACATTTACACCGTCTAACGCAGTAGGCTCAATTATCTTAACGGATGGAAAACCACCTGAGTCCATCTCGGTTAGAAATGTATATTCATCGGGGTAGCGTGTGGTGGTTGGGTCTTCTTTGTGAATACGGAAAACCACATTGGCATCACTAGCCAATTTGTTACTCGTTCCATATATTCTCAAAGTATTAGAATCGCTGGTTACTACTGCGACACTTTCGCCTACTACTGTAAACTGTGGCCAAGGGTAACGCTCATGGGCAATACGAGCCGCACGATTAACTAAATCTCTAAGGAAACTTGCGTCAGTTGCCTGCAAGGCATCAAGTCCAGCTAATGCACGAAACCTAGATTTTAATTCCGAATAGGTTGCTGTCGCGTAGTTTGCCATAATTTAAATATTTAGTGTTTTACTACCGTCTCAGGGTTGGATTTCTCAAAATCTTTCGTCCATTCCTTATTCGCCCAACAACCAGGTTTTTGCTGTTCATGCCTCAAGTAAGTCGTCATATCAGTCACCCGTTTCAAACGAAAGTTTCCCTTGCCTCCCTCGAGGGATTTGGCGGCGTGGCGGATTTGCTCCTGCCTCTTGGCGTAGCCTGCTTTCTCGCGGACTGCGGCCTGCTCGTTTGCTTTGCGGATGTAGTAAGCGATCTCCTCTTGCGAGTTACCGCTTTTTTTACCTCCTCGAACGATGATATTTAGACTCATATTAAAATGAAAAAGGGAGCCGGCCTACCCCTAAACCGGCTCCCCTGAATGAACACATGAAACAAACAACTACTAATTGTCTGATATGAATGATTAAACGATAGAACCAAGAGCGCGTGGATTGCCGACACGAAGGGTCAACATAGCCTCACAGAAAGCTCTCTTTCCACCACCGTTGTCGGGCAGTTCCATTACGGAGATACCTTCCAAGAATTTCAAGGATACGGTGTCATCGTCAGGAATGAGATAAGCACGGTCGGTGTTTACAGTTCCAAGAGCGGTGTCTGTGCCGGATGGAGTGCCATCGAATCGTCCAAGAAATAGGTCAGGGATGATATCAATGGTTCCGAAGTCCGAAACATAGCTTAAAACACTTCTAATCAAGGACTTACCACTAACATCCTGAGTTAATTGATAACTGGGATTATTGGTGACAGTTGCACGAGTGTAGTCGGTGATCTTGTTCATCACAGCAGGAGCGGCAAACAACTTAAAGTTGCTCTTAGCGCCAGAAGCGGTGTAAACAGACTGAAGAAGTCCACGAAGACCATCTTCGGTCAAGGATGCCAAGGATACACGGGAACCACTTACTGCGCGGAATGCTTCTTTAGCAGTTGTGTCGAAGGTGTTACCAGTTGCGGCTGGATCAGACCATAAACCAAGTCCTGCCATCGTTGCACCTGCGGAACCTGATCCAGCAGCTTGGTCATTACCCGAAGCAATCGCCACTTCAATAGAGCGCTTGAGCTGGATGAGGGACTTAGCCTTGCTGCTTGAAAATAAAGATCCGCCAGGAGCGACATCAACCATTTCAGCCTGACGACTGACAGCAAAATAATCTCTGAGCGTGGCGACCCGGTTTGTCAAGCGAGCGCGAGAGTCGATCAAGTTTTTAGCGGAGCTAAGAGTAAGATCAACACCATCGATATTTGCACTTGCGCCGGATGGATCTTCAAGGCTATCTACGAGCCATTCGTTAAGTGTCGCTTTAGGAGCGGCGGATTGTGAGAGTGTGCTATATAAAGGGGTTTCTGTCGGCTCGACAGTCTTCAGAAGTGATTCTAAATTTTCCTTTGCGCCTTTACCAGCAGTTACATTGTAGGAAGTTGCTATTGCCATTTTTAGTAAGAATTTTGAATTTTAATATTTAAAGTTTAGTCGCTGAGATAAGCGGCTAGATCGTTAGCCGAGAGTGGTCCTTTGCGCTTAATCGATTCTTTCTGTTTCTGTTTCCGGGTTGCGGCGTTCTCCACAGGAGGAGATACATTACCTCCATCGGTAGGAGGTGGAGCCTTGGGCTTGACCACTTTCTTTTTTGGTGCGGTGCTTGCCTTTTGGTCGGCCTTGATCGCTTCGATACCCCTTACGAGAGTGGCGGCGATAAAGTCACCATTGGGAAGATTGTTTAGTACATGACTGTACTGCTTTTTAAGATTACCGAATAACTCCTGGCGGGTCTCTGCTAACTCACTATCTTCGTTCAACCATGAATGGGTTGTGATAGTGTCCTGTTGCCATTGCGATTTTTCAGCTAGGTATTTCTCCCGTGCTGGAATCTTTTCGGTAAGGTACTCGTCTGCCTGGGTTAGGATATTACGGATGTCATCATCGCTGTATTCCTTGCCATCGACTTCTACATAATCTTTACCGATGTTCTGCAATGCGAACTTCTTGGCGGCTTGTGCTTCCTGTTGGAGTTTTTTCAAATCTTCAAATGATTGAATGTTTTCCAGTTCAGGTTGCTTGACCGGTTCTCCTTGAGAAGTGCCTTGGGTTTTGAGGTTTTGGATCTCGGCCTTGAGTGCTTCTGCGGTTTCTTCCGCTGATTTAGCCCGTGCGGTAAGTTTATTTACTTGCTTTAAGAGCTTGCCTACTGCCTTGGGAGGTTCTTCGCTTTCGCTTTCGTCCTCCTCATCATCAGATTCCTCTGCCTCTTCTTCGGTATCTTCTTCCTCTTCGGAAATAGACTGTGAAAGAACATCTTCTTCTACCTCTGCTTCTGCGTCTTCAGAACTCTCGGTGACTTCTGCTTTCGCCTCATCGGTAGTGGCCTCCTGATCCTGTTCGACTTGATCGACAAAACTTGCCGCCAAATCTTCCATGCTCATTGGGCCTCGCGCTTGATTGTCTTCTGCTCCCGTGGATTCAGCCGGAGCCTCGCTTATAACTGTTTCTGCCATAATAATCTCTGCGTTTGTAGAGTTCGCACTCTCTTACATTGTTCTGCGGAGTAGATACACCCCGCCAATGACAATTTTAGCAGAAAAAAAAACCTATTTCTCAGGAAATTTTAAATATATCCCAGCACTCTAAAAACTTCTCATATTTGCCCCGACTGCTTGGATTGTGAGGGCATAAACTTGCACGGATTCCTGTTAATTGAAGGCATGGAATTAAGTACCAACAGTTCTTAGGCTCAACATAGGCCGCCACCACATCGACCTTGGTGCAATCAATTGGGTCTTTCTCCTTCGATCCTGTTGCCACCGTTACCATGTACCTGCCGAGTCCACCTCTGCCCTCTTTCATTAATCCGCCTGTGCCTTTTATCTGCACTTTAAATGGGCGGCCTGCCTGGTTCATAACGATGCAGTCCTGTGGCAGGTAATCTCCTAACGGGATAAAAACCTCAAGCCCCTGCCTTAGAGCTTCAGTAAAAAATATCTGCTCGTACAGGTTACCCTGTCTCTTCATCTTCGTCCGAAAGTTCTATCTCACTCTCGAACTCAAGCACATCCTCACCCAGCCACTCGTTAAGATCATCCATTGCGATCTTGGCCATATCCATATCCTCAATGTCGGACTCCTCCAACCATCGGTTTAATAAAGCACGATGCTCGTTCTTAAATTTTTGATGCGGAGTGATCGTCATCTTTCTCATCGAGTAATGTTATGATGCGGTGAAAGGCGGCAATCTCACCCGATAGTCGGGCAAGCTTTTCGGGGCTGTCGATGTGCTGGTAATCCATGAAATCTACCAAGCAGGATTCTTTCTGTTCCTTTATAAATTCAATAATGGCCTTGTACTCGGTTAAGTCCTTCAGCCCAGCAACTGCGTCTTGAATGGTCATGCTTTCCGTTTTTTAGGCTTTGGCTGTGATGCTTTGATCGCTTTTGCCGATGGATAGCCCTTATCACCAGGTTTATTCATCCGCTCGCCCGAGCCTGCTTTAATGCGTTTCTTCTTAGCGGCGATATTTGCCCACAATCCAGGTTTCTTCTTTTTCATTACCATTTAAATTTGTCGGCCCAATAAGCCGCAGAGGTTTTACCTTTTGCGATATTTTTGGCGTGTCTGTTTTTAAAATTTGCACGCTTTTGCTTCATTGCCTGGCTCTCACCCTTCTTTGGCTTGCCAGCAGTTTTAGCACCCTGTTCGCCAAATCGGATCAACTGATAATTCTCCCTCTCGTTTTTGATCAAAACTGCATGGGATTTAGTTGGGTGATTAGGTGTACGCTTGGGCTTATTTACCCCCGCAAACTTCATTCCTCTATAGTTTATGCTCATACACTTGTGCCTGGTACATTACCTGGTGCAGTCCCTAGTTGTCCGATTTTAGCGTTCTGCTGTTGAGTCTGCTGGAACTCTAACTGAGAAGCATATGTCTGTAGTCTCTTCGCAAAGTTCTCGTCCGATTGCAGTCTCTCCTGAACATCGGTAGCCGGTATCGCTTCAGAGCCTTGGATGTACGATTCCAATACCTGTAACCTGAGTTGAGCATTCGCCCCCTTCTCGGGTGCATTAACAACCTGACCCGATGCAATCTTTGCAATGTCGTTCGATGTTTCAATAATCTCTTTCGTTGTGGCCTCCTGAGTAGGCATGATTAATTGCGATGCTAGATTAGGATCGATTGCTTCCAGTACCTTGCGGAGATAAATATCGAATCTGCTTATTCCCTGCCTATCGTAAGTCGCCATCAGCTTGCCCACGGTATCGAGCTTCTCGATCACTTTGCTTTCGTCTGCATTCATCGAGTTCCAGCTAATATTGAAATCATACAACTCCGCAGTTTCATCCAAAATTAACTGCGCACCCTGCTCATTATTGGTTACCCGAAACCAAATCATCGGGCCGCTGTAAGTACGATCCAAGCACCATACACGCTTGAGGATCTCCTTCCATCCACTAAGCCAGCAATTTACCAGGTGCTGTTTGAGCGTATTAGCCTCCACCGCATCGTCAGGACCAGTCGGCCGACCGGTGATGCGGTTGGCCAGTTGCCGAAGTTGCATCTCCACCTCTGTGGATGCTGGTGAGTAGCGAGGGATTTCCATGAATCCTACCTCTCCACGCCTCCTTACTGCCAAGGTAGCACCTGGACCTATACGCTCGGGGCGGCGACCAATTTGATGCTCAATGGGAGGCAGGGTACTCATCGATGCACGGTCACGGCGGCTGTCCATCTCTGTCTTTACCGCAATCTGATAACTCTTGAGCAACTCAGGGTATCCGCGAGAGTCCAATAAACGATGGTTTAAATGCTCTCTCGTGATACATACAAATGGATATCTGCCCTCATCGTACCCGACAGGCTCATGGAACCCAGCCTCGTCCATCTCCTCGGTCCAGCAGGTCTTGGTAACCACAGGCACATCATCTTCATCGAGTTCCTTACGATAGGTAGTAATTACCTTGATCAATCCCTCATAGTGCTGACTCCCATAGTTGTTGCCATAGTCATACGACATCATGGAGTCGGAGTACCGCTCCTCAGAGTAGAAATCTTTAGCCTTTTCGATAGCTTCGTCTATCCATTTATCATCCCATCCCTCATTGACCTTCTGCTTTAAGGCTTCAGGCGTGTAATAGTGCAAACAATGAATTGACCTAGCACTTTCCAAATCGATCACATTGCTATCCACGATCAATTCCCTGCCTAATTCATACGCTTTAACTGCGGGGCGATTAACAACCATCTTTTCAGTCGGTATTTCTGTCTCACCTGTTTCCCGAAGTTCTTTGAGCATCTTCTTGACCCGTCTCTTCTTTAGCTTTGGGAACATTGGATAGAACATCTCCTCGACCCCTTCCTTCATGTCGGGATCTTCAATAGCCAAAGCCAATTCAGGCGACTGCTCCTCTATCTGTGCCAAACTTATAGGCTCAAACTTCCTAGTC